TCTGCCGTGTATTTTTGACTCTCTAGTTGTGCTTCTAGGCGAAGTGCTGCTGACTTGAGTTCTGCGCTTTTGTTCATTGCGCTCTGCGCGTTACGAGAGTCGTTCATACTTACTTCAGTTTTTTTGCCCCATACCATAATATCTTGTTCGTGGATCTTCAGGTCAAGGTCGACCCCCGTTGTTAGGTACTCAACAGACTTCTCCTGTCGCCTTTGCGCTTCATTCAGAAGTGCCCTTTGCTGAGTCGCAATGTTGTTAAGAGCCGCAGAATGGTCCTCTGGCTTCATTAGATCCAAGCGATGCTTAAATACCTGCTTGGCGTATTCTGTTCGCTGCTTGAGGTACGAAGCTATGTACCCTGCGAAAATGTTTACCGGAGAGGCTGGGGGAGCAACATAATATACATTGGGTTCCCCAACCTTTACATCCATGCGTTCTGGTGATTCTAATGCCATTTAATGCCCCTCATAGAATGCTTTCGTCGCCGCTATTTGTTCTTGTGTCATACCGGCATACGGATCTGTGCCAACCCCACTAGGGGTCATTGGCATTCGGTTTAGCGATTGAACATCCGCAAGCGCCGGATATGCTGGTGCCGCTGGTGCCGCTGGTGCCGCCGCGCCTTCATATTTCGCCACCAACGCAGCGCCCCCTGGACCGGCGAAGAAGTCTCCAAGGGTTCCGTTTTTGTTCATAAGAGCCAGTGCTGCCTTGTCTTTCGGATCGGTAATGCCCATTTCGGTTAGGGCATCTCCAAACGCCGCATGGTCCTTCTCTGCTGCCGCTTTTTGCCCATAAGCCATCGCAACTGTCGTCGCGGCATTAACTATAGCAGTGGTGTCTGCTGCCTCGCCTTTAGCCTCCGCTGCCTCTAGCGCCGCCAGTCTTGCCTCCTTGTATTGGCGGGTGTCCAGCTTCGCCTTCTCTATTATTCCCGCCGTCTTCTCCTGTGCCGCAGCGTCCTCCCTGAACCTCGTTTCCTGTATCCCCTCAAGGGTTCTGCCGCTCCCCATGCCGGTCGCCGCTAGAAACGATTCTCCTTTCTGTTGAGCCTCCATCGAGGATTTTCTCTGTGGGAAATGGTACGCACGACGAGTAGCCTCTACCTCGCTGGGTTCCATCCCTGGTTGTGCCTTCAGTCCCGCAATGTCTCTCTCTTGATCAGAGGTGGTAACTGCATCACCAATCTTCTTCGCCACTGGGTAGGCTACACCCATAAGCGCCATAATTGTAAACGGGTCCATAATATCTCCTAAATTGGCTCGAACTCTACTCTAATAGAACGATAACCGATTGCGATGTGTGTGTTTGTGCCAGCAGCGGCAGTTCCTTTGACATAAGCCACATAAAAGTCCACATTTTGCGATAAGTCAGACCCGCTAATCGACAGAGACCAAGTGCCAGACATATGAATGTGGCTCGACCGTCGTCTGTATCGAAACAACCTCTTGGTAATGGGCAGTTCCGTAGCCGCAACCGCGCCACCACCCCTCACTGCCTTACAAACAACAAAGTACCCGCAATCAGCATCGTCAGCAACAACGGTCTCTCTGGTGTCTGCTTCAACACAACTAAACTGAGCCTGAACCGTAACAACCCCTGTGCCAGAGATGTTAATGGTCTTCATCAGCCCAGGGATCGGGACTTTGGAAGACACGCACATACTATGAAAAATATCAAACCGCTGACCCTTTGATGATCTCTTCTCAGGCGGGTCTGAAGTGCCGGAGAAAATCTCTGGAGACAACCTCTCTCCATCTTCATGCCTTGAGTCACTCCATGAAGATTGGGTTTCCCCCGATATTCCCCGCACAGGAAATCCCAAAATCTCTGGTCTGGCTATTTTTTGAGTCAAGACCGACCCGTCCTGAACATCCGTCAATGAGACAGACCCGTTCAACCAAGAGCGCATCTCCCCTACTTCAGAGTTGATTGCCGCCTTTGTCATTACAGCGCCATCTACAAACGGGGTATCGGTAAAGGACATTAGCTAATCCTCCCAATCTTCCGATACAATGTTGCTGTAATACAGGCATTCCCAACCGTGTAATTCACCGATGTATCGATCTTTGCTGCCATCCCGAACTGTTCGACAGTGCTTGTGTTGCCCAGCGTTGGTTGTATCCATGTAATAGTTGTGATGGACATCGGGAAAGAACCAGAACCGACAAAAACGCCCAATCTTCTGGTCGCACCGGAATTGTATGTACCAACACCGCCGATACTGGTGAAAATAGTCATCTCGACATTTTCTCTCGCGGTGTGAATCTGGGCAGAAGCGCATATCCTTATGGCATCTTGATCTGTAAGAACGACATCCGCACCCCACGATGTAGAATAGTCGAACAACATTTGGGTGCTGTTAATCGTTAGCACACTAAACGATGTGTTGGAGAGGGTTGACTCGCCAGATTCTGAAACATGAGCAGTCCGGCGACTGGCGTAAGTCACAAGGTTACGCGCCTCAATGCCCCCTTCTCCCAGGTTTAATCTTTCGATATTTGCCGACTCGGTAGATATCTTGCTGGTGATCGCGTTGACACCAGACACTGCTCTGGAGTCTCCTACTTCGATTCTATTGTAGTTAACAAACCCCATTAGCGCCTCACATTGCGAGCTTCAAGACACGCTTGAGAGATGGCAATATCATAACTGGTATGACCTGCCGTTTCATATGGAGACCTCTTCACTAGCACTTCGATATACTTGGAACCCGCAGACACTGGGGTGTCTCCGATAACATACACAACAAACGCACCGTTTGAGCCCTCTTCAGCCCCAACAATGACACCGTCCACACTTATTGCCACCAACACCTGGTCAACGGTCTCAGGCGTTGAAACTACCCCCATCGCAAGCGAAACAGAAGTCTGTAACCACCCGTCTTCACAGACTATGTTGGTTGATAAGGTGGACAACACCTGCCAGTTGTCCTGCACGGACAGAGTGTAAGTAGAGGCGATTTCCACGAATCTGGCAGAGTTGCAGGCACCACTAGCCAGCGCGTCTGTGTCTACAGTCGCAAGCGCAAGGTTGTCCCTGTCGATGTGACCATTCATTTCAGAGGCAACGGCATCGATGTTCCGCATGAGCTCATGCGGTGTGACCACATCACCAGTGGCTATTCTAGACTCTGGGTATCTCCACGCCATTACACACCTTCCGGTGCAAGGGTTGCGTCTAAGAACTCGATATTAGTCGGTGAACCAACAGGTCTTACGACTAAATCAACAGACATAATCAGCATCCGCTCCGTGGCAGAGACCTCCCACTGAAACTCACGATAATTCTCTCCTGCCGTCCAAGTAACTGGAGTAGGGTAATAATCTGCCCAATACCCTGAAGAGCCCCAGGTAGCGGTTCCCCACTGCTCCTGAGCGACCTGCTCTGCATTCTGTTGTGACTTCGCAGAGTCGGTTGGCGCAATCATTGTTGGCGACCGATCTCCACGATACTGGAACGACATCGTATTGGCACCAAATCCCATGATATAAGGACGCACATGGTGAACCTGTGTGCGCTGCCATACGGTCCCAAAGTCAATCCATGCAGACCGGTAAATACTGTCGAGATCAACTCCGTTTTTATCTCCATACCCATGTGTGTAAACATGGATACCAGGGTGTGTAGCGGTATCGTGTGACCCCATAAAGATGTGGCCTCGATGGTCTCTAGAGTCTGTAAAGCAGTTCATAGGCCAATCCTTACGAAGAGACCATGCCTGAATATCGTAGTGGTACACCAAACCCAGCGTTGGGCCTATGCCACCGTCTATGGGTACTTGTATCCATATCTCTCGATCTTGGTGATTCACAACCGAGCAGGCACCAATAAGAGCAGAGCGATTGACCTGCTTGCGCCACAGGTCGTAGATTGATTGGCCGATGAAGTTTGGCTTAGTGGGTCTGCCAGTGTTCTCAAGTGCACCCTCAAGGATGTATGGGCCACTCTCCGACAGGAACAAAAGCCCCCTACCAGAAGAGCGCCCCCACTTATCTAAACCACTGTCCGGCACCTCCACAATCACATTAGGAGACACATTGCCCACATCTTCAGTCAGGGTTTGCGTATAAAAGCCTCTGGAGGGGTCTCCTTTAATAAGGAAGATGCCCCGCTGCTTGAAGACCACCAGCGCATTCTCATGGGCGTAAAACCCCGTAACCTGCCCGTTGTCTTTGTTTCCCAGTTTGAAGAAGTTCATGGATGGGAACTGCTCATGCCTACCGGGTGCGGAATAAAACACCATATCGCCGGTATCGTGTCCACCACCGACGAACATTGTTCCCTTGAAGTAAGCCATGTATTTAGTGCTGCTTGGGAATGAGCCAAGGTTTGATGTGTCCAGCATTGGCCCCAACTCGCCATCCGGTGTCCCATCAGCGTAAATGGTTCCCTTGCCACTGCCCCACTCATCAAGCAGGTACAGCACCGCTGAAAAACCGCTTTGAGCATCATGCAGGTTAGTGGTTCTCCACAACCTAATGCCCCGCGCATTCGGGGCAGCATCAGGTATTGTGACCTTAACATAGGTTCTTTCAGACCATTGCTCATCGTCGGATGTTATGGCGGTATACTTGTTAACACCACGGCAATAGGCAATCGCAGATGGCTCTGACTCCATCCCCAGATCGTTTATCCATGTGATGGCATACCCATAGACAAAGCCCTCCCCATCTTGCTGCTGGTCGGTATTCATTGCGCCCAAATGAACGTACGGTCCTACGCCCCTTGCGCTGGGAAAATTATAGTTGGTCCTTGTGCCGCCGTCATCATAACCTGAAGCCATCTGGTCTTTACGCTTGGTTGCCACTGCCCAGGGTGCTGACGGCACTCTGTCGAATCCCACACGCGAAGAACGCTTACCGTCCCATCGGCGAGGCGCGTCTAGCCCGTTGATGTAGTACAACCAGTCTCCAACCGCTAAATACTGAGTGCCCTGCCACGCTCCCTGCACATGAGACCGACCTGACTCAACAACATCCATACTGGAACGAGACCCGTTGAACACCATCAAGCTAAGGGTGCTGCCCTCTGGGATGTACTCTGCCATTAGGTACTGCTTGGTGCCACCACGGTTTGACCACCAATGCAAAGACCGGACGATTCCATCTCCTTTGAAGTAAGATTGAGTAGAACCCTGTATTTCTATATCTGGTATGATAGTATCGAACCCTCCGCACTGCCTCCAGCCACCAAGGGTGTCCCACGACATATCCTGAACTAACTCCGCAGAGGTCGGATCAGTCCGGTAAGACTCATCGATGCCTTTAAGTTCATCTACTCTCAGGTGCTTGCTATTCATTAGTCAAGCACCGCAGTATTGATGCGTGCCCTCGTATACGAATCTTGAGTCCACATACCCATGACCAACTCACGGTCGTCATCCTTCGATGTCCGGCGCATCAGGCGACCAACCAGTTTCTCTGCCTTGCGGCGGTGTAAAGAGCCCAACTCCTCGCCACCATATCTCGGTGCCAACTCAGCTACCGTTAGATGAACCAGAATCTGATGCACATTAGCCGGTAGTGTCGGCACATCTGCATCGTGCATAAGCCTGGGTGGACGGAAAAGGTGCCTGACCTTCATTGTCTGAGACTCAGTAGGACGGGGCCAAAAGCGGATGTACCGATACGGTCCAGCATCATTGTCCAAGACATCTGTCTCTGAGGCAGTCACAGATCCATCGTCAGACCAAGCGGTCGTGGTCTCGTCAAGGGTTGCAACATACTTGAAGACACCGCTTCGCGCCGACTCTCGGTAGACCTTCTTTTTAATTCCACTTGCTGCGCCGGTACTCTCTATGTCCGTCAGGTTGACGGTCAAGTTAATCCCTGCTGTGGTAACAGACTGAACCAAGGAGGGTGCAGATACCCTGCCCTGCTGAACGAACACATAAACATATCGGTACTCAGTACCCAACACCAGAGAACCACCGGTAACCGCTGCACCGGCTATTGTTCTTGGAGCTCGGTCCAACACATCGTCTTCAGGCATCCAGACCTCTGGGGTGCCCGTTACATCTGGGTCTAAATATCTCCGCTCCTCAGTTTCACGGTCTATGCCAACCATCTTCCCAAGGTCGTCTGTGCGAGTCATTATGCCAAGCACACTCAGACACCTACGGGGCAGTTGGTACTTGTAATACCGCACATTAAAACTCTTGGTGCCAGAACCAGAAAATGCCGTATCGATGTATATCCGAGTGCCATCGACGCTAACAATGCTGAAGGTCTGACCAGAGGTCGGTTCCTCCAGAGTGTGACCAACCCAGTTGTCCGATGGTGTTCCGCTTGATAAAGTGACACTGGTAACGCCATCTATTGCTACGGCAGAGACTGAGGTCTCATCTACCCTGGTGGTTAAATCCTCAGTGCGCTCAAGGAACATCCACGGATGATCCATGCACAACTCCATGTACTTATCGTTTATCTCGTCATTCCAATCGTCTTCGCGGGATTGGACATTCGGAGCATACTGGAGAGCACGACCCACTCTACCCCTGATGTCTGCTAGATTCATACTAAACCTCCAAATAAAAAACCCAGAGTAATGATAACACACTACTCTAGGCTAAGGAGTATCCCCCCAAAATCATCTCCGATACATGAAAACCGTTGCTTTGTTTCCAGAAGGAGCAGTTAAAATAACGCCTATTGCACCGGCAACTGCGCTAACTCCACCCGCTTCTCCCCGACCGGCAACCCCAGAGGATTGCAAGACGGCACCAACCGCCCCACCGTTTTTCACATTAGCATCGACTTTCACACCGTAAGTAACAACTCGTCCGATGCCACCGGCAACAACCGTTTCGTCTGCCACACCAACAACCAGTGGATTGTCGTCATTAGCAGCAGAACGCTTGAACGAAGCGCCCATACCATAGGTGGTATCGGTCAAGTCAATCTCAACCAAGTCGCCATCGCTTACAGCACTGCTGAAGTATACAGCGATAACATTTCTTGCAGCACTCTCTCCAGAGTAAGCAGCATCGTTATCGACTGCATCTACCAGCGTGGCTACTGAGTTAGGCATCTAGCTGCACTTCACAAACAGTTTGACATCGCCATCGCCTGCGGTCTCTTCCAACGCAAAACCAAGTCGGTTTAGGTTAGAGGCGATACAAGAGCGAATCTTACCAGCGGTGTTGTCTGTGCAAACAGCGGCTCCAGCAGCAATCGCTCCCATACCAGGAACACCGAGCTTGACACCATGAACCACAATGCGCCCGAATGCACCGGCAGCGACATCCTCGTCAGCGAAACCGATTACTGTTGCAAGGTCAGTAGTGGCGGCTGATTTACCAGCAGAGCCACCTAAACCGTAGGTAGTATCGGTTGTCACGACAACGACATCGCCGTCAGAAACGGCAGCAGAGAAGTACATAACAATCTCTTTGCGAGGACCACTGTACTCGCCGGAGTAAGTCCCAGGAGCACCGAAAGCGACAGCATCTACAAGTGTTGCAAGTTTGTTTCCCATAATAAACCCCTAAGAACCGTAAACTTCGGCAGAGTGAAGGACACCAGAGGTGCCCAAGAATCGAGCTTCCAACTGAGCAGCAACCTTGATGGGAGCAGCAGAAATCAGTTGGTTAACAGGAGAGGCAAACTCGCCCATCTTGAAGAAATAGCCATTTTGGAATCGGAGTCGAATCCAACGATGGTCGATCAAAGCGCCAGACATTGGGGAACTACCTGAGACCACCATGTCGCGGTTGATATAAACCGGAACCCCGTTCCACATCAGTTCAAGACGACCAGCATCCTGACCGTTTTTGGCGGTGTACTGCTCAAAGGAGCGAGTCGCTTTCTTCATATGACCAAAGGCAGTAGGAGAAAGATACCAACAAAGGTCCGATACGCCACCCTCACGCTCTGCTGCGTTCATCAGTGATTGACACTGAACAGCAATAGAGGTCAGCCCGTCGAGCCCGTTACTTGCCCATGAGTCAGCCACATCATACGCCTGGTTTTGCCAACCAAGGCTTGTTGCGAACGATCCCTTAGCAATACCGTGAACTGTGTTTGTCTGTAGTCCCGCATCGGCCTCTTCCAAGAAACCAGTGTCAGCGATACCGTCAAGCGTGTTCAGGTCTGTAAGCCCAGCGCCGCCAGAACCCCAGATTCGCTTGTGCATCTCTCGACGCATACCGGCGATTGAAGTGCGAGTGCGCTCCTTGACTCGGTCAAAGTTCTTGTAAGAGCCTCGGTTCTGCATCTTCTCTTTCTCAGAGATGACAACAGGTCGGACCCAAAATCCCCATTCGTCTTTAGCGGGAGTAGTCACTGACTGGACAGTCAGGTTGACGAGCTCGTAGCCATTTGACATCTGGGTAGTAGATGAATGCTCATGGAACTCAAGCGGTTCAACGAAGAACTTACCACCCTCATCGGCTGGTTTGCCCTTTCCATGAATCTCGTTCTGCTTGTCCCAGAATGGAAGGTTGTAATCGTTTTGGTCAACGATCTCTTTACCAGCAACGTGCATCGTCGATGTAAAGAGTTCATTTTGTTCGGTAATTGAAATGGTTCCTGGCACAATGCACCTCAGAAGAAGGGTTTAATACTTTGCTTCTGACCGATTGGGTGCTCCGCGCTGGGAGGCCGCGATGTGGGTGCTCCTGGGAGGCCACATCTGGTCTATGAATGAGTGTAACAACGTTGATTTTGGATTGTCAACCCATCGAGCGAACTTTCTCTAGATATTTTTTCTTAGCGCCTGGTCTTTTTTCAAACCAACGGGCTATTTCTGCCCCGCTTAAACCAGGGGGTGGGGCATCTACGGTTGATGCGCCACCAGACCGACCTGCACGGTGGGTTCTAGACGCAGAATCGTCCAAAGCTGACTCCACTTGTTCCTGTGAGGCAAGTTGTTTTTCCTGTCCACGCTGTAATTTGAGGTATTCATAGGCTTTTTCAGGAGAAAAGGACGAGTGTTCCTTCCTAAACTCGATAATATCGTTCTGGTACTCAACAAAGTCTGAATTATCCTTAATAAACTGCCTTAATTCAGTCTTTCTCTCCTCCAACCTAGCTATTGCCTGCTGTTTCTCGACATGCTCCCGATGTTCGGACCCGATGGTCTCCATTGTGTTGTGGTATCCACCCAACATCTCTGAAAGTGTGTTCTGGACCTCCCATCGCACCCTCGCGTCCACATCCCAGGGTTCCGGCTTATCTCCTGACGGTTTTTGCAGGTATTGCTGAAGTCTTTCGTCCTCAAACACCTTGAACTGGTCTCTGGCAGACGAATCAACGGCGATTTTCCTCTCATCCAGTGCTTTTAGCCTTTCGGCAAGGGACTTTTTGAGGTCTGCTTGCTCTCGGAATCGCTTTTGGACTCCTTGCTGCATTTGTTTGTAGACCTGTCTAAGCTCAGGAGGCCAACTTTTGATTTCTTCCCGCGTAAACTTGGCAGGTTCATCTCCCGCCAGTCCCAATTCTTCAAATACCCCTTGAGCCTCTGCCCCAAAAATATCAACAGAATCGTCCGACCCTGCTTCAGCAACTTGCTTTGTAGCTTCTTGGGCAGCGTAATCCTCCGCATCATTCAACTCCGGCGCTGGTGCCTCCTGAACCTCTTCTTTCGGTGCTTCTGGTTCTGGGGTGGTTTCCTCTACTGCTTTTTCTTCCACTGCTTGCTCGTCGCTCATTATTGCTCCTATGCTGAGATGTAGATTCCAACTGCGACATTGTTAGCCGGTGCGACTGGAGTAAATGTCGCCGCTGCAAAGTTAGTTGCACCAGCCATACAGATGCCGGTCCCAAACACCATATTGCGGGGGAAGATGTAATGCTTTGATTTCCCCGCTGGGCAGAAAAGAACGGTATGCGGCTTAGTTGTGCCGAAAGTCACAGAACCTGTGAGGTTCCACATGTATAGATAGAAGTCTGTCGTGTTCAGCGTATTGCTTATATAAACCTGCTGAACATTGGCCGCGCCAGCGTTGATGTTATTCTCGACGGTTAAGTTTACAGTCGTGTCTCTGATAAGTTTAGAGACACTGCTTGTAGAGTATGAGGAGGTTACTACTGCCATTGGTTTCCCCTAAGTGGTGTACAGGTATAAGGTTGATGTTGCCCCGTAGCCACCGCTACTAGCGGGGTCTAGGTCGGTGCTCGTAGCGTTATATGATATACCATCAGTGAAGGGAACTCCCTCTGGGATGTTCAGAGTGAAGGTTGTTCCAGACGGCACGATAAAGCCCATCTTCGGTACAGTTGTTCCAGCCACCGCGCTCGCTGAGTCATAGAACCGTAGAAAAAGATTGCCAGCGCCAGCGACAAGCTCAAAACCGTAAAGAATCCCAGCCCCACCTGTGGCATCGACAACCATAGTATTAGACACGGCATCGTCTGTTGTTACCTTGAACGAAGTAAAAAGCCTGTTTCCACCTGTTTTAAGAGTCATCTTGTTCTCCTACGCTAGTAACGCATCAAGATCGTCACCTGGTGCCGGTGCGGGGATTTCGGGTGCCGCAGGTGCTGCGGGTGCAGGTGCTGCGGGTGCAGGACCAGACGCAACTGCTCTCTTCAACCTCTCATCCATTGATGCCTTGTTTAGCAGCGCCTCTAGTTCGGCAATACCAGACTGGGTCTTCAATAGATTATTGACATCGATGTCGGCGTAGGGGCGAGCCTCGACTACTCCCATTGTGGACGCTGCCTGCATTGCCGCCTGGAATGCAGCTACTGCCGCAAACAACTCTGGAGGCGCTTGCTGAACGAGACCCTCTACCGGTGGGATTTCAGGTGGTGAAACTTCCCCTCCTCCCAGAACGGTGAACGCTCGGTTTACTGCATCTGCCAGAGAGTTGAGCCTGTCTCCAGACAACTGCTCTGTTGCTGTAGGAGTTCCAGCCCCAATAGAATCGATGGTCGCGCCTTCTAAGGCGGCATCCCCCGCTGCTATTTCTGGTGGGATCTCATTACCAGTGGGAGGCATGGGTGCAGGAAGCGCACCAACCGGCTCTTCAATCGGCGCTTCTACCGGCAGTGGTTTAGGCGCTGCGTCAACTGGTTTTGCGGTTTTTTTCTTTAGCTTAGGCATCATCTCTCCAATGGTCGTAAGCACCACGGTCTTTCAACCTGCGATACTCAGAAAAATCTGGGTCATTGTCGTATCTGTCAATCAGTTTCTTATAATCGTCATGGTCCTTGTCTTCCTGTCTCCACATCTCTTTAGTCGTAGAGGTTACATCGGCACCCCCCTCAAGAGGTTCTAACCCTCTAGCTTCGCATATCTGCTTTCTATGCTGCTTAGAGTTAACTGTGCAACCTAAACCACGATCAAATCTCGGATAATGTCTCCCAACTGAACTCACATCTCCGAGCTCGATGCCAAGCGGCACTCCGATAATCCGAATGTAATCGTCAGTATCGCAACCAGGGCAAAGCAACTTGTCGTCATCTCGATCCATGCTGACCGTTTCTCCTCTATGGGTGAGTATGTCGTAGTTCTTCTCACAACCCTTGCATTGCCGATGTTCGATACTAGCCAATAGTAGACTCCTCTCCTGCCGCTATGATCTGCTGACCAATGGGTGGCATTGGCGGCGCTGATGGTAGGCTTGAAGCCTCGCCTGCCGCTACAATCTGTTCGGCCATTGGAGGCATCTCACCCATCGGAGGCATCGCGCCTTCTGGTGGAGCGACCTCTTCTTCGGGCATCTCCTCCTCTTCAAGTTCTGAAAGTCGTTGCAACCTCTCTAGCGCCAGTTCTGAAGGCAACTGGTAGAGATCGTGGTAATACGAATACATCTGCTTCATCGCTGCCTTAGTAAGCGCAGACGACTCTTCTGCCTCTATGATTGTGAGCAGTTCGGTCAGCTTGGGCAGTATCTCGTTTGCCTCTGCCCTGCGTTGAGCCTCTGCCATTGGGGTTGCTGCTGCCTCTGAAACCGTAATCATCCAGTGAGCGTCGAGCATCTTTCTGGTAATTTCTGCCTCTTCTTCACCCACTCTGACCTTGAAGGAACCGGAGTTCCGCATGGCGCGAGAGATAACCCTAAGCGCAATACCCAACGCAGTAGATAAGGTTTGATCCATACGAAGTCGCAGATGACCAAGGGTGGTCTCAGAATGCTCTGCAAGGCGAGTGGTCTCGGTAGCGGTCACATACCGCATCGGTTCACCCTGATCGTTTGGAGACAACTCAGCAGTCTCTCGTCTGGCGTTGTCCAAATGAGTGTAGTATTTGAACAGAGTGTCAGACATTGCTGGTACTTCTAGTGGAGTAAAGACACCCTCTGTTGAGCCCTCTACGCCAACCAACATCAAGTCTTTGCCTTTCGTTATCTCCCGCGCTGCCTTTCCTGCCTTGTCTGCATTATACAGGATGGTCCTACTGGCATCTCGCCTCATAGCATTCGCTAAGAAGGTCATGCAGGCGTTTTGTTCTGCCTCTAGGTCGTAGATCGTCTGGGCCTCCGCAACTCCCTCCATTGGCTTGTCAGGTAGCGTAGAAAGTAAACCAGGCACTATTGGTGCTGCTGCCCTACCGGCGGCATCGGTGAATGGAATCGGTCCTTCGTAGATAAGGATCGGTCCAGTGCTTTCCTTCTGCTTTGCCTGTGAGTCTATAATGTAGACCCTCTTCTGACCTGGTGTCTTCATGTCTCCGGCATCGGTCTCATGCTTATGACTTGTGGTCAGGTCATAAAGCTCCAGTATTTTCAAGTAAGCGCCTTCTGCTTTGCCTGACTTGATTTGGGTTCTTCCGAGCTCGTCTGGCATCTTGTTGCCTGCGAATAGTTGTATATCGATGTCCCTCTTCTTGAGGTCTTTTTCGTAATCCTTGGCAATGGTGGCTCTTTTCTCTTCAAACATATGACCCAGGTATCGAGGTCTGCGACCGGCTCGGTCGTTGCGATCCCAGACGCATTCCCACGGTGGCACCACTTCGATCCAAGCGGCATCAACTGGGTGCTTGACATCTGAGTCTATGCCCAACTTAAACGCAAACGCATTGTACATAAGTCCCATCTGGTACGCTGCATCGGTGATCTGGTTGAGGTTCTGCCTCATTATCCATGCCCTGAGAAGGGTCTCAACTGACTTATAAACATCATCATCAAGATCATCACGCACCAGTGGGTCGGGCTCAATAGACGGGTTTATGCCTCTATAGAAAATAGCGTCACCGTGCGCCTGAACCCAGGGACGGACTCTGTTTACCTGTGTCCTGATTGGATATGCGTCCTCAGTCACATAACGATGAAAGGAGGTGCTCGATTTAGACTCCCAGAACCGGTCTTCAAAGGCATCTCTTATGCCCTGCCAGCTTTCATCTCGGTCTGAAACCCATTGGTTGTGGTCCTGAATAATGTCGCGAACTTCTTTTTCATCGATCATGCTTACCTCGCCATCGCACTCTTGAACAAATCGAACCGGTCTTCCTGCTTCTGTTCTCTCTTATATCGTTTATGGAAATTATTTCTACCGCACCAACTGGCAAACGCCAGCGCGTCTGTGAGATCATCGTGACCTGTTCCGTCTGCCCTGATGTCTCCATCATCCTGCTCCCGAATATAGAATAACTCTTCTAGTGTTAACGGATCACGAATCTCCAGGTGACCATTATCTACAGCATCCCTTAACTCAGTATAGACCATGCGTTTGTTTGTTCGGTCAGTATGCCACCATTTCCCTCTGTCGGATAACCACAGATTGCCGTACCCGTTATCGTTTTCCAGTAGGTGTAAAACCGTTTTCCCAAACTTATTATCTTCACAGAGGATTGGGCATTTGCCGTATTTCATTCCAACCATTGCTGCCTGATCTGCCTGCTCTCTCGGTGAACGAGTGTTTGAAGACCACCTTGCGACTTGAACCATATCGTCACGCAGGACTTGAAATGCCGCATAGTCACCCTCAGTGCCTCCGGCAGTGTCTACCCCCATGAAGTACTTAAACTGGGGTCTATATGGCTCAAACTCGACATACTCGCTTTTCGCCTCTGCTGTACTAATCTGCAAGTCTTTCTTCCTCATCGATAAACTCAAGGTATTGAACCACATACCACCAGAAACCAGAAACGGGTCTTCTGGGGTCTCTGGGAACTCCTGAAGGAATCCCTGCAATCCATATTGTTCATCGATTATCTTATATCGTCGCCAAGCTAATTGCCGGTCTGTTAAGCCATACCTGATGGCTAACATATGCTCATCTTCAGTGCGCTCCCAATAAGGTGGCACATCCCTCTGGTATTCACCTTGCAAAAACCACGGGTAGAAAATGAATGACCACTCATCTGATCTCTGTGCAAGCCTTACGGTATCGTGGAATATGCCCCCTGGTCCTGCCGCAGTGGACTCGCATACTATGCGCGTGGTTGGTCCTTGCGCGAGCGAAGCGAGCGCCGCTTGCCAGGTCTTTCTGTCGGTGTCCGTCTTGCCTGCCAGTGCTGAACTCGACCTCGGCCAAAAGCCCATCTCCGTACAATGCAGACCCTGGTAAGTAAAAGAACGACCCTGACCCTTACCACCAGCCATCTTTTGCCTTAACACTGAACTGTTGTGACCGATCTCCAGTCCTTTTGAGTTGTTAACCACCAGATCAGGTGCCCATCTCTCTGGCGTGAACTCAAGGAATCGCCGGTACATATCGTTCATTGAGGTGACCGTGTCTCCTGAGTCTGTAAGCGTGAATACGCCATACTTCTCGTCTTGAATCATTGCCAACCAACTGAAAAACGCAGCAACGATTGTAGATGCGCCGACCTGCCTTGCCTTTAGGACACACACATTCCGGTTCTCAACCATCGCGTTTAGAATAAGTTTCTGGGCAGGGTGTAGGTTTCTTATAGGTCTTCGCCTGCCTTGCTTGTCTACAATCTTCATTCTGGGGATATACCAGAATGGATCACAAAGTTTTTTCGCTACGTCTAGTGGAATGCCCCTTTGTTTCATCCAGTTTGGGGGAGTCAGGTTCAGAGATGTCGATGAACTCTCTAAGCTCATCCCAGTTTGCCTCGTCTGTGGTTACTGTAGCCACCCGTGCTAGGCTGGACATACACGCTGCTAGTCCCTCCTCGCTGACCGACCCTGGGTCTTCTGCGGCTCTTTGAAGCAATACCCTCGCTAATCCTAGCATTGCCTCCATTGGACTCAGGTCTGATTTCTGAGCCAAACCAGACATATCTTTCTGGAAACCCATGTCGCCTCACAACTGCTGCCAACCTAAAACTTCGTTGACATCTTCATTAACTATGAACTCAACCCGATCTTTATTTGCGACACGCAATGCGGCATCCACAATCTCACACGCCTCAAGCCCAGTCTCTTCTTTCAGTTGGTTAAGAGCCAGTAAGCCACGCTTTGTGATTCGATGACGACAAACTCGTCTTCTTAACCAACGGGGAACTGATGCACTCACCGTGCAAACCTCAGAACCTTACCACCACCTGCTGCTGCCATAGTGGCATCTGGGTCGTACTTGGTCGCTACTCCATCTTTAACATTCCGCAACTCGCGCAACAGCACCAGGGTAGACCGAATATGGTTAACCACCAAGTGCTGCATCTTGCCTCGATCTGATGCCTCCAGATATCGAGCTCGTCGTCGCTCTGGAGCGTACTCTTGCTTCAAAATATCCTTCATTAGGATCTCAGCATTGCCGGTCATCCGATCATAATCCCAAAGAGTCGCCGCCATCGAGCGAGCAAGAATAAGTTCGACCTCTGTCGGTTTCTTCTGGTTATCGGCTACCATTTTCACAGTTTCAGCATAAAGATGAAGCAACTCATTTACTCGCTGCTTTTCGCCAGCAATTAAAATCTCGTTAGGACGCAACCTAGATTTTAATTCTGTTTGCTTCATTCTAGTACCGCTGGCTCTTCGGAGAACCCATTCATTACCGTAGGATCCGTCTCGTTTGACTCTGTGTAGGAATCCACATGGTGCTTGACGGTTCTCCAGTCTACACCAACCAGTGCAGCTATATCTCTCCAAGGGATGCTTGCCGCTCGCATTTTAATAGCGGAGGAAACCTGCTTCGATGTCATCTTCTCTGGCTCATGGTCTTCGCGCTCAACAAGATTTAGTGCCTTCTCAGCATCGGACATCTTCCAACTAATGCCCTGTTTCTTCAACTCCTTGATCGCTGCTTTCAAGTCCCGACCGTTATCAATGTAGGTGTTTTCCAGTTGGAAATCCTTAACAATTCGCATCCCTTCCTTCATCTGCAACTGAACCTGGCGTGGGGTGTTGTTATTTGCAAACGGACCAGGCATACCGGTGTGTTCGGACCATGTGTCAATGTTGGGCTGGTTCAAGACATCAATAAAAACAATGCTAACGATGAATTGCTCTTGTTCCATTGATGTAGCAATCATTTTTGGAGGAGATGGTTTCCCGCTAAACACGCTGTAGTCTGCCGCTGCTACATTATTTAGCATTCTGCCGGATTTTTTTCTTACTTTCGTCGTAATCTCATAGGCTATTGCCGCCCAATCCCCGTTGCGCTGAGTGCTTTGCAACCGAGTGTTCATGCCGTGTACAGCGGCACAAGCCATCTCTTTAATGATGAGATGGGTTAGTACCCCAATCACTCCCTGAACATTGACGCGATATTTGCACACTCTAACCCTGTTGGTGTCAGACTTTAGGGCATCGCTCAATTCCACATTGCGAGCCACTAGATCGTATGTTTTTGCATACCCATCATCCGGCTTGTACTCTTTCACACCAACGCAGTGATCCAATACTTCACATATCGCATCTAAGACTTCCGTCCTAGACCCAACCAATTCATCACGCTTGTTTTGGGATACAGTTGCTACTCTTCTCATGCCTTCGCTCCTTTTTTGCGGTTTGCTGACCTTGAGACTACTCTCAAGTTTGACTTTCCATTGCTGCCGCCTTTCGACAGTGGTTTCTTGTGATCGACTTCTTTACCGTC